AATTCTACTGTTAAATTTACATCTCCAACTTGATCTTCAAAATCAGGAACCCACCCAAATAAATCTGCAATCTGATCACCGTCTGCAATGTCTAATGGTGCTGTTGTAATAAATGAATCCATAGCAGATCCATCATCATCTGTTCCTAATTCATGTTGATAAATATATCTTGTTCCAACTTCATTGGATGCTAATGGATTGGGCCAAGTAGGTGAATCAATCCAAGCAGATCTATCCATAGTTCCTGTAGACCAACTTCGATCCTTCATATTGTAAATAACATAACGATCATTAGTTTGAGAAGAAGCACTTGGATAAAACCACCATACTTCATCAAATTTTGAATTATGAGCTGCAAATACTTTTGATCTTTGATCAAAGTTAAAATCATTAAATACATGTTTTTCAATTGCAGATGAATCTAATTTTTTAGAATATCCATCATACATAAAGAAGTTTTGTTTGGTCATCCAAAATGATAATCCGCCAACTTCCACAGAAGCTTTAGGTGCAATTAATCCGCAGTTAGTACCTACAATGTTAAAGTTAAATACAAGTGTATCTGCTGTAAATTGCATTAAAAATGCAGTTGTATCAGACCATAATAAGATGTTTCCACCTCTTAATCTTTTTGCACCTATCATAATAGTGCCACCTGATAATAAATTAGAACCTGCATCGTTACTTGTAGCAGGAGTCCATTGAGTAAAATCTTCTTGATCAGACCAAGCAACTTTCATTGGGTCACCATCTGCCCCAAAACAAATTAAATGTCTTTGCTCTGAAACCACAATACCTTGATTGTTATCTGGAGTATTAGCACTTACAATCTGTGATGTATCAGTTGACGAGTCATAATAATATGGTCTATCACCGCTTGGGCAAAAAACTAAATCTTCACCCCAGTTATCCATTGTCATAGTTCTTAAGGATAGTGTAATTCCTGTTCCACCAGTTCTTGGAGTACCATAAGTTCCTTGGTTCCATGTTCCTGTTCCGTAACCAAAAGATGCAAAAGATGACTCATTACCAACTTTCATATAATAACCATAACTTAAACTGCCACCCACACCAGTTGCACTTGCATCCGCATTAGTCGATGCAGTAACTGTATAATTGTTTGCGTCTACTACAGTAGAAACTTGGAAATCACCATTAAGGGTTATGTTGTTAACTGTTACATTGTAAAGTTTGATCCAATCATTTTCAGCAAGTCCATTAGTTACATGATTGATTCCTACTACATTAGAACCAATTGTTGTAGTTATAGCATTAGTTAAAGTTCCTGTTCCTTGATAACGATAAGGAGTGCGGTCATTTAAATAACCGTCTTTATAAACATAAAATCTTTCCGTAGTGCCTGCAGCTATAAGATCAACTTGATCATTAGTAGACCAAGCATGTAATGCTCTTGGAGCACCTGTTAAAGTTTGAGTAGTAAGTTTACTCCAACCTCCTATCTTTTGAGGTAGTCCACTTTTAAATCTTATTTTATCTCCATCAATATATCTACCTTCGGAAGAATAATCTGTTTCATCTTTTACAATTCCTGGTGCTATTTGTAATGGTTGTAATGTCATTTATACCCCCACATTAGGAAGTTTAACTGCTCTTATTGTTTCTGTCGTATCTTTATTATCTACTGATTTTGTAGCATCTCTCAGTAGTTGTTTCTTTGCAACAATATCAGAAGTATCCTCACCTGCCTCTTGTGCTCTCATATACAAAACATCTAGTTCTTTAAATTTTTCTCTTCGTTCTATTCTTAGCTCTTCTTTGTGAACTTCTTTTGCTTTTGTTATATCAATGTTAATTACCATGATCCGCTCCTACTCCATCTGTCATTTCAGATTCATCCATATCCCAAGCACTTCTAAAGTACCTATCTGTTGGAACATCTGTTGCTTCAATAATTTTATATTTTTTTCCAGAAGGTACATCCTTTGCTGCTATTTCTTCTAATGTTAAACCACATCCTTCAATAGGTTTAATAATAGAAATGCTTCCATCGTCTTCTTTAAAAACTATAAATTTTGTCATAAACTCTGCCATAATTAAACTCCAAATACTGACACAGTTACATTGTCTGTGTCTCTAAATGCTAAACTGTAGTCTGTAAATATTGCAACACGAACAGAACTAGTTGTTGGTGATGCACCATTACTATCCATCCAACCATTTATATCAACTGCGAAATATCCAGATTGTGATGAAGGTGTAACAATTACACCATAATTAGAATTAGGCATTGAGGTTGAAAAGTTAACTGTATATTTTCCAACATCATGATCTGTTATACTAGATACATTTTGACTACCATAAATACTGTTACTACTATTACTATTAAATCTAACCCATGCTCTTTGAGCATAATATCCAGGGCTACCAGATCCTGTAATAAGATTTCCTCCAATTCTGTCACTTGAAAGTGTTCCTGATGATATATTGGATGCATTTAAACTTGTTAAATTAGAACCATTTGCAGATGGTAAAGTTGCTGGGAATCTGGCATCTGGTACAGTTCCTGAATCTAAGTTACTTGCACTTAAACTGTTTGTAACATTAGAAGCAGCTTTACCGTTTAACTGTGTTTGTATCTCGCCTGTTAAATTATCTAAATATTGAAATTCTGTATTTGAAATATTTCCATTTGCAATTTTTGTAGCATCAATTGCTGCATCTGATTTAATATCAGCATCTACAATAACATTACTTGCAATAGCGGTTGTTATTGTAGGGTTTGTTGAAAAATCTGTAGAAACAGATCCAGTTGTATCTCCTGATATTGTTATTGTTTTTGCTGTGGCAAAATTGTCTGTTGAAACAGCAGAAACCATGTTAGTTCCATCTGAATAAACAATAGCTTTTTGAGTTTGATTTATAAGTACACCTGTTCCTGTACTAGTTGAAAAAGTTAATGTAAAAGATCCGCTTGTATTGTTAAAGACAATGTATGGTCTAGAACCATCATTAAAAGTTTTAACAGATATGTTCCCTGTTAATGCTCCTGTTAATTCAATAACTGCAAATCTGCTTTCAGAGTCAGTTAAGCTCACATCTGAGCTACCACTTACACTTTTAACTAGTCTTTGTGCTATTGCCTTATCAAGCTCATCAAAATTACTATTAAGAAGGTTACCCCAGTTATTTGCTTCAGAGCCAATATCAGGTTTTGTAAAATTTAAATTTGTTGTTGATGTAGTTGCCATAATATTCCTAAGTTTTAATAATGTAATTCACACAAATATAAGGAGGTAATGTTGAAGCCGAATTACCTGAAAAAGTTGGAGTAACACTTGAACCACTAAATGATCCTGATGCTCCATGGTTGTGTGCTCCGCCTCCACCGGTTTGACCTATACATGCACTTGGGTATGTATAAAAAGGGTTTGTTGGTATTGATGAGTTATTGTCACCAAATGCAATAGAGGCACCATAAGTAGGGTGAAAATAGTTTGCAGAAATACCACCACCAGTATGAGTGACTGAGTGATTGTGTGCAGGTATTTGTGATATAGTTAATGTGTGATTGTTAACTGTAACAGAAACACTTCCTGAAGGTGTAAAAGAAGAAACAGTTCCTGAAGGAGTTATAGAACTTACTCCTCCTTGGTTATTTAAACTGTATGTAGATCCTTTCCCTACTGGAAATCTATCTTGTAAATCCGGTAAATTAAAAGTTGTTGAACCATCACCAGAACCATAATTAGTTGAAATAGCTGTATATAAATCTGCATAAGTAGTTCTACTTACTGCCGAACCATCGCACAATAAATAGCCAGTAGGTGCTGCATTTCCTCCAAATTGACTAATAACTCCACTTGGAACAGGGTTTACAGCATAAGATGTTGTTATAGATGCAGCTCCTCCAGAAAAAGATCCTGACCCAGAAACAACTCCCGATACATTAATTGTTCCTGCATTTGCTTGAGTCCATACTGCTGTTCCCGCATTACCTGCAGTTGTTGCAATGTAAACAACTTTATTACTAGTATCTATAGCTACTTGACCAACAAATGATGCAGCTAAATTACCTTGAGGTGTACCTGCATGTTTTAAAGAAATGGCTGTGTCGATTGCGTCAAAATTTGTATTTAGTGTATTACCCCAAGCATTAGCTTGGTCACCCGCGGCGGGTTTTTCAAGTGTTAAATTCGTTGTAAAAGTTGATGCCATAAAAAATCCTTATCCTGTTGAAACAGTTAATAAAGTACCTTGTCTTTCAAAGTCACTTTCACGCATAGCTTGATCTATTTCAGCTACGCAAATTTGCATCCAATAAGCTTTTTCAGCATCGTCTTTAAGATACTCATTTGCAAAAGCACAAGTAGCAGCAAGTAACATTCTTGGATATCTTTTTGTTAAAAAGTTTTCAGCATTAGAAGATGTTAGCGCAGCAGGTTCATTAAAATAAATCATTTCATAAGTGTATGAAGCATTAGTTACAAGATCAAAAACAATATTACTTCCGTCTGTATAATATGCTGTAGGTGTGCCTGTAGTACGAGTATTCCCTGATGAATAACTGATACTTGCTTGTAGCACTTCAGGTAATTTTCTAGTTAAAACAGAATTATTATTACCTGTTAATTTTATTTGTTTTGCAGCTAAATAGTCTGTTGGCAAAGCAACACTCGATTGACCTGAAGCGATTGTGCCGCTAACTGTTGTTAACTGATCTCTAAGTCTAAGTCTTCTATATAAAAAAGCTTCGGCTTGACGAATTAAAATTGCAACAGGAACATTTTGGTTAACAAAATTACGAATACTACCTTCTGTAGCTTTGTCTGCTGTTAATTGATGGTAATTCATTTAAGTTCCTTTTTTTAAAATAGGATAGACCCAGCTACTAAGCTGGATCCATTCCGTCTGAGCCTGTGTCTTTTTGTTTACCCATTGCTGAATAACCAGATTTAAGAATTGACTCAGGTTTACCTGCTAGTGCTTTTTTATATCCATGTGGATTAGAAGGAACGGAAGTTCCCATTCTCATTGTATCACCACCGGTATCTTTTGATTTTGCTTTTGGTTTATTAGAATAACCAGTAGCATCTTTCATTCCATATTTTGGCATGTGTATTCTCCTTAATTAAAATTAATTTCGTTCAATAGAAAAGTGTGAACGAGTAACAAATCCTGTGTGATCCATTGCTCTGTTTCGAGCACCCTTTGGATCGTTTTCAAAATTTTCTGTACTGTCTTTGATGCAATAACCTTTATCTGGCTGTACATCTTCTACGCTGGCAACACCAGTCATCATATTTTTATCTAATTTCTTTTTTTTCATAACATTTTTCCTATAAAAAAAGAGGGAGTGCCGAAGCACTCCCTAGTTTATATTATGTAGCGGAATCCCACTTCACAATTCTTGCTTGAGCAGCAGCATCGTGAACTAGACCGAAGCCACCTAGATAGTACCAAGCGATACCTCTAGCACGACCGTAGTCAGTAGGAATTTTACCACGCATCTCTTCTGGTATTGCAATCGCTTCAGCAACAGTATCTGCGCCAAAGAAATAACAAGCATTAGATTTACCGTTAGTAAATTCTCCTGCTGGAGTTCCAAATCCACCTTTAGCAATATTAGTTTGCTCGATGAATCTTACACCTTCGTATCTTCCAATCTCACCATTCATGATCATTTGGAAACCTGCATCAGTATATTGATGTATAGATTCCAGGTCATTCTTCATGTTTCTGAAAGTTGAAGGGTGTGCAATTGCATAATAGTCATCATTGATATATGCAGGAATATCTCTTTCCTTCATAATATCTACAATTGCTTTAACATGATCTTTACCCATGGCAACATCATTAGTAACTGAAGTAGTTCCGTCAGTATCTAAAGTTACAGCAGTAGTTGATGTACCACTATTTGGAACAACAGCTAAAGGTGTAGCTTTGAATTGAGCATGAGCTGCAATATCAAAAGTTTTTTTAGCATCGTTCTTTAGAACTTTGTTGATTACTTCTGTTACAGAATGTTTAGATAGATCGTCTAACTTTGAAGTATAAGGTACTGAATTACCATACTCCGTAATTGTTAGTTGATTTTGCTCTATGGAAAAAGTTGTTTCCGGGATTGCGCTGTTTTCAGTTAAAGCTGCACCTTGAGTACCTACATCGCTGTAAATATTCCAGTTGAACTTGTCACCTTTAGATAGACCTTTGTTGGTCGCATCTTTAGCATCGCAAAACTGTCTGAACTTCACCATAGGCTGGACAGCCATTCTTAGCACATCAGACAGTTCGTCTGAGTACATAAAGCCACCCGCTGAGTTAGTGCCCCATAATTGTGACATAATTTTCTCCTATGATTTTAAGTTTAATTAAAAGTAAATTGACCTCGTTTTTTTCTCATCATATCTACAATTTGAGATTTAGTAGGTGGAGGAGGTGTATCCTCGCCTATATCTGCTTTTGAGCTTGTTGATGGTTTAACGACATCAGCGCTTCGCCTTTTAGCTTCAACTTTTTTTGTTGATGCTTTAGGTTTAGCTTTTGGTTTACCACTATCAACTTCGGACAGTCGTGATTTTGACCAGTCTTGAACCGTCTTACATGCTGTTCTAAATAGTTCAGCATCAGATCTAGAAGTGCCACTTTGGGCATCTTCTGCTCTCATTTCGTGAACATATTGAGCTGCAAGATAGGTTGTATTGCGGTCAGCAAAAACATCTGGGAACTCTTGCCCCAAATCTTTTAATAGGTTATCGAAAGCAACTTTAGATTGAACTTGCTGTGTAGCTTGTTCGGCTGCTTGTCGTGCAATTGCCATCTCATCAATTTGAGGTTGAGGAGTTGGTTGATTGCGTGTTAATATTTTCTTCAAAGCATTCTTAGCTGCGTCACCTTCACCGAATTGAATATCATGAACTAATTTATTTAGTTCTTCTTCATCAATATTAGGTTTTGGTTCTTCAACTTCTTTTTTAGACTCAGCTTCTTCTTGCCTTAACTGAGCCAATGCTTCTGCTTGAGCTTTCATGGTTGCAGCTTCTTGAAACTTTTGTGTAGCGCTTTCACCCATTTGGGCCATACGAATTAGTTCTTCTTTACCAACTAACTTTTCTTGACCGTTTACTTTAATAGTAAACTTTTCTTCTTCTATAGGTTTTGCTTCTTCAACAGTTTCATCAGTTGTTTCTTCAACTGGCTCCTCTGCAACTTCTTCTTGTTCGGAATCACTTGCTTCTTGAACAGGCTCGTCTTCAACAGTTTCGCTATCGGATTCTGCTTTAACTTCTTCATTAGGTTGTTCTTCCTCAAACTGTTCAGGAACTTCTTCTTTTAATTGCTCTTTACGAGCTTTGATAATGCTGTCTAATGTATTACTACGAGGATTATTTCTTGATCTTTCTAAATCTCTCTGTTCTGTACGACTAACATCTTCTTGTGATTCGTCTGTTACTTCTTGGTGCGCTTGTTCTTTTTTAGGCGCAGTTTCTTGTGGGGCATTCTCAACAACTTCAGGTTGAGAGATGCCCTCTTGGGTGATCTCTTCAGACATATATGTCTCCTTATTATTTATTTAAATCTTCTTCGTGGATAATCTTTTCTGCAAGAATACCTCGTTCGATTTGTTGTTTTAAGTATTCCGTAAGCATAAAATAAATTTTTGCATCATTTTGCAGCTTACGCATTTCCTCAACCTTACTAGGGGTTGTTGAAATAAGTTTTCTAATTGCTTCGCAAGAATCTTTTTTGGCTTGTTTAAGGACAGCAGTTAAACTTGTGTTATCTGCAAGTTCCTTTTCAATGTCCATTGCCTTACGAGCAATTTCAAATAAAGGGTCTTGTCCGAACTGTGCGAACATTTCATCTTCATTAAAATCTAAATTTGTTGTCATGAGGGCGCTCCTTTTGTTATCTTTTTTTACCTTGACCTCGGTATCTTTTAAAATTTAATCTTTTGCTTTTATTTTTTGGTCTTGATCTAACACTTTGACCTATTGAAGTTCTTTTCTTGGGGCCAGGTTCGTGCTCTTGATGGTGTTTAGATTTTTTTGCCATTGTATAAAATATTCTGCATCGATTATAATTAAGGGTTTTGATTTATTTCTTTTAACAACAAGCATAGGTTCAAATTGTTTACAATTTGATTTTGCTTGTTCATATGATTTCCATATATTTACTTTCTCAGTATTTTTACATTCAACCGAATATGGAAAAAAAGATCGTGCTAAAGGAGAAAGCATAATATCTTCTCCACTTGCACCCATTGAACGACTTTCAACATCTCCTTCTTCTAAGTTAAAAGTATTCATTAAAAGATCACGAACCCATTGTTGTAGTCTGCGACCTTTAGCTTTAGCGCTTTGAGTTTTCACTATTTAGTTTTTTTCTTCTTCTTTTTTTTCTTAATAATTTTATCTTGTAAAAATTTAGGAAGAGTTTTTTGTGCTTTTGTAAGTGCCATAGTATCTCCTATTTATTTTTCTTTTTAGGTTTCTTAGCAGTTTTAGCTGCTGCTTTTAAAGCTTTATCAGTAACGGTTCCTTTACCAGGTCTGCTACGACCTTCTTTTTTAGCTTTATTCATATTGTAGTACAAACCTTTTTTAACAGTTCTACCATCTTTTGTCTTGTGATAACCTTTTCGCATTTATGTTCTCCTTACCATTTTACTTTGTTAGCCCAATAGGCAGCAGACATCTTGCCTTTGGATATGTTTTTTGCATGACGAGCTTTAAATGATTTAGCTCTTTTTGTCATAGTTTTATCTCCAGTTTTTCCTTGTTGACCGAAGCGGATTGTTTTTACTTTATCACCTTCTTTGGCAACTACAACATGAGATTTAGTTTTATGTTTAGGAGTTCGTTTAGGTTTATTATAACCACTAACACCTGCACTTTTTAATCTTGAATCAGACATTATTTTCCTACAGTCTTTTGGGCTTTTTTATGAGCTGCGGTAAATGATTTACCTGCTCTCATTTCTTTTTTCATCATAGCCATATGTTTTTTAGAATGATGAACAGAATGTTTTTTAAGAGTTGACTCTTGTTTTTTTGTAAGTTTTTTCATTAACTTAATATTGCTACAATAATAACTAAAGCAATAACACCAAGAATAATTTTTTTCTTTATATCCATTGCCATAAATTTTTCTTTTAGTTCATTTAATTTTTCCATTATGCTCTCCTATTTTGGTTATTAATTAAAGTCATTTTAACTTGTTGGTCAGCTTGTTTCAATTTAATTTGGCTATCCAACATTTTCTCTGCTTCTCTTAAAGTTAACTCAGCTTTCTTACGATTATCATCGCCTCGTTGTTTCATTTGCTCCAATACAAGATCTCCTTGGTTTTCAATTTCTTGCTCTCTAATATTTGAATCAGCTTGTATTTGAGCAATTTGAATTTTAGCTTGAAGTTCTGCATTTTTATCATCCAATGCTTTTTGCATTTGTTGCATTTGTTGTTGCATGTTTTGTATATTTGGATCTTCTTCACCAAAATTAAAGAACCGCATTCCGTCTTTGTAACCAAGTTTACCAAAAATTTCTGTTATAATTTCTTTTACATTTAATGATTGTGCTACTAGTGGGCCAAGTAATTGTGAAACCGCTTGTGCTCCCATAGTAAATTTTTGTAATTGTTCCATTGGATTGGTTGAGCCAATCCCAACATTTACATTTAAAGATAGTTTTTGTTTTATGATTTCATCTGTTACTTCGTTAGTTCCAAATGTTTGATATAAATCAATATCAGATGCAGCTAGTGTCATTACTACTGTATCTGTTTCATAAGCTTGTTCTAGTTGAACTAATTGTCTCATAGTTGGTTCAACCCAAGTTTCAGAAAAAATTCTTAAATCGTATTCGCCAATAGCTGATGCAGCTCCACTAATAAGTTGCATACCACCAACAGTTTCGTTTAATGATTTATTAGATTGAACTGAACTTGTAGAAAAGTTTCCTGCAATTTCATCAAAATCTAAATTCAAACGATCTTGTTCAATGTAACTAGATTGCGTTACATCTGGTGGTCTGTTAACAATAACATCGTTTGCAGGGTCTTCCATAAGTACAACACCACCGGGTGTACTGCGAACCAATGCGTTGAGATCAATATTCCGCCCTTGACGAGCAAACATTCTTCCGTTTAATGCGAGTTTAATATTGTCAAGGCGCTGATTCGCAATGTCATTTGTTTCCTTCTGTATTTCAGAAGTTAACGAAACTTTTGACTGAGGGTATATTTTGTGTGCTTCAAGAACTGTATAACCCATAGTGAATGGTCTAGCACCATGTAAGTAAACTTCTTCTAGTGGTCTTGGTTTAGTTAATAATTTTTTTGTAGCTAAACTATAAAAATGATAATCTATACCGTCTTGTTTAATAAAGTTTTCATGCACCCAAATAATTTCAAATTCATCTACAGTTTTTGTTGAAGTATCTTTAGAGTCTTCTCTGTATTCTTCTCTAGCTTGTCGTGTTGAGTCATGATCCATATAACCGTCAGCAGCGGTTTGTATTTCAGCATCAGAATATTTTTTCCATTTACCCATACCTGTTTTTGGGTCAACTTCATTCATCTTTGTTTTGATGTCGTGTAGATACATTGGGATACAATAAATAACATATGGAGATGAATTAATAGGATCCATCCAATCTGCACCAGGATCAACTCTTAAGTTTTCAGGTGCAATCAATTCAATAACAGGCTTATCAGTAATAACTTC